ATGTTTTTCTATCTCAAAGAGCCTAATGGTGACAAAGATACAATAATTATCATTCAGTATTACATTGCTGACGAAAAAAAATTGTTCAAGTATTCGACAGGTGAATATATTCACCCTAACGACTGGGACTTCAACGCCCGTATGCCAAAGAGTCGCAAGGGTGCTGACGGTGTAAGGTTGCGAAAGATAGCCGCGCATATTATGCAGTATAACGACTTCCTTGTTACACTCATTGATAATTACAAATTGAATGGTGAGAAGATAACAAGAGAAAAATTAAAGAATGATTTTGACACTAAATTCAAACCCGAGAGGGTAACTAATGAATTTGATTACTTCACGGATTTTGCGATGAATTTCCTTTCTTCTATCAAAGGAGCGATTAATAAAAATACGGGAAGAGAGTATAGCCAATCTCGAATATATCTTTACAACCAATCTAATAACGCTTTAATTAATTTTGAAAATTACATAAAGAGACGTATTAAAGTTGCTGAATATAATGCTCAATTAAATGATGAGTTTGTAGCGTTTTGTATGAATGAAAAGAAGTACTCGGCTAATACGATAGGTGAATTGGTTTCGGGTATTAAGGTATTGTTGAGAAAGGCAAAAGAAAGGGGGCATACAATTGCTAACGATTTAGATAACTTCACAAAAACGAAGGAGGAAAGTATATCAGTGGCATTGTCAGAGGCGGAAATTGAAAGATTGGTAGCGTTTGACTTTTCTAAGGATAAGAGATTGGAAAACACACGTGATTTGATGATTTTAGGACTTTGGACAGGCTTACGAGTGTCAGATGTTATGGCGTTGCCCGCCATTGACCCTGATAGCAAGTTTATTGAGGTTGAGCCTCAGAAAACACGCAATACATCGGGAGCAAAGGTTGTAATACCGCTTCATCATCATATTAAAGAGATGATAAGAAAGCGAGGAATGCCTACGCCTTTGAAAAGTATAGTGTTTAACAGCAATATTAAGGAGGTGTGCAGGTTGGTAGGCTTTAATGATGTAGTGGAAGGGTCTTTAATGAATCCCAAAACGAGAAGAAAGGAGCGAGGAGTATTCGAGAAGTGGCAATTAATAAGTTCACACACTTGCAGGAGGTCATTCGCTACTAACTTATATCTAATGAATTTCCCTACATTATCAATAATGAAGATTACGGGACACACAACGGAGGCAAGTTTCTTGAAGTACATAAAAGTAACGCCAAAAGAGCACGCCGAAAAGTTATTAGCACACTGGGAAGCTTATTATAAAGAGAAAAGCACCTAATTAGAATTTCAGAAGATAATATATAAGTATGGGTAATTATGTGTAAAGGTTGGGTAATAAAAAAACACGCTTTTTGAGGCGTGTTTTTGTTTAATAATAACCTAAATAAATATACAAGAAAACAAATGAATTTTCAATAGAAGAAAGCACACTTTTTATAGTGTGCTTTTTTTGTAATAATTAAATTAACAACAAATAAAACTACAACTGTAATGTTGGGGGCAAAGGTAATGAAATGCTTTATAATTCATTGCTAACACACATTAGCAACGTCGTAGGGTACGTTGTGCGTAATTTTGCCATATGGAAATTCGTTTTAGCACACATAATGAACAATTGACAGCCTCACAGATTGACGCTGAAAATGGCGTTATCTATGGGGTAGCATTGGCTAATAAAGGGCTTAATAAGAATGGTTATTACTTCTCTGAAAGATTTCTAAACGAGTTAAAAGCATACGGAGAGAAGGAAGGTAAAATAAAATCTCGCTTTGAGCACCCCTCTTTTGGTACCTCCGATTTGGGGTCACTAATTGGTTGGTTTAAGAATTTCAGAATTGAAAACGGCAATCTGTACGGTGATTTGTTTATTGCAGATGTGGCAAAGAAGACGCAGGTAACGGGCAGAGGTATTTCGATTGCTGATTATATCATTTCAATGGCTTCGGAGTGTCCGGATATGTTTGGCAATTCTGTATACGTGTTCGCTGATGAGGTTGTAGAGGAGGTAACAGAAGAAGGCGAAACAAAACGATTTGCCGGACTATCTCTTGATTGGTGGGTGTCTTCGGACTTGGTAGATGTGCCCGCTGCGACGAATGGACTATTTTTTTCAAACAAAAGTAAAACAAAAAAAGTTGATTATATGAATATTTTAGAAAGAGTGAAAAAAGCGTTTGATTTTTCAATTAACAAGGCTTTTGACTTAGATTTGACCCTTGCTAATGGTGATATTATTACCGTAGTTACTGAGGCTGAAAAACCACAAGTGGGCGACAAAGTGAAGCAAAAGACTGACGGGGGAGAAGACGCCGAAAAACCGCTTGCCGATGGCGAGTATGTTTTGAAAGATGAGAGCACGCTGGTAGTAGAAGGTGGGGCTATTAAGGAAATTAAGGAAAAGGCGAGTGAGCCTAATCCTGATGAAGGCAACCAAGAGGAGTTTGCTAAACAATTGGAGGAATGCTTTAACTTGGTGGCTGAGAAGATTGACGCTTTGGCAAGTGAATTTGCTAAGATAAAATCGACGCAAAGTAGATTTTCAGCAGACGACAAAGGAGCAACAAGTAATGAGTCTTCTGTGGTCGGAGACGGCTTGGATATGGACAAAATGCGTAAGCTTTTAGGGCGTACTAAGTAATTTTAACTAAAAGATAAAATAAGAATATGGCAAATACAGCTTTTAAAGAGTTTCTTAAAGAAGCGGAAAGAAACAAGGAATACATCAAGAGAATTAAGGACTTGTTAGAAGAAGGGCAATTTGGTTTGCTCCCATTGCAACAAATCTTTACAATTCGTGAGGGTATTGTGAAAGGTACTGAGTTCGGATATTATGCGCCAGTATCGAATGTAACTCACTTAGACGAGGGTTGCGGTAAACCTTCTAAGCCACTTGATACACAAGTGCGCACGGGCTGGTTTGACCCTGTTCCGTTAAAGGTGAATGTTTCAGATTGTTATTCAACATTGGAGAAGACATTCGACGCTTGGGTGGCTAAAACAGGAGCAGACCGTTTTAACATTGACGATTCGGATTATGTGGCGTTTTTAGTGTCACTTATTGAAGGAGGCATATTGAATGACTTCAATAGATTTGTCTTCTTCGCAGACAAGAACCATTCGACAGTAGGAAGCGGTAGTGGTACGCAAGTGCTTAAAGCGGGCTTGGACAAGGCTAACTTTAACGTGCTTAACGGACTTTTCTCTCAGTTTGAGAAAATGGTAGCAACCGCTACCGAGAAAAAAATTGCTATCGCTGAAAACGCAAAAACAAGCTATGCAGACCAACGTGCATTGGCAGATAGCAGAGCTTATGAGGTGTTGTGTCAGTTGAAGGATATCGCTGGCTTTAAATCCGGAGCATCTCCTGTGTTTGTAATTACACAAAGTTTAGCAACTAACTTAACTCGTTTTATGCGTAAAGAGTTCCGCAATGAACAATCGTTTAAAATGGTTGAGGGCGGTTATATGGTATCAGAGTTCGAAGGTGTACCTGTGGTTACCTCTGAATGGTTAGACGATATGATACGCTCTAACTTTGACGACGGAACTAAGTGGCACAATCCACACAGAGCGTTGTTACTTGATAAGAACGAGTGCCAAATTGCTATTGATAGTATGGGAGCGCTCAAAGATATAGGTGTTGAGTACTTGGGTGGCGATATTGAGAAGGTATTCTTGAAGGCTTCTTATCGTGCAGACTTCCAACGTGTGATTGGCAATACCGGAGCAATGGCAATTTAGTAATGATAGTGATAAATGGTTAATGTTTAGTTAGCCATTTATCATTAACAATTAAACATTAAAAGATAAATTATGGCAGAATGTATTAATGCGTTAAGTAAAGATTTAACCTTTGACTGTACAGACAAAGTGAAAGGCATTGAGAAGCGTATCTTGCTCATCAATAGAGCAGATATAGACTTTGCAGCAACCACAGTAGACGCTTCGAAAAACAAAATGAGTTCACTTGTGCTCAAAGCGAGCAAAACCGGTTACTTCTTTGACAATTTCAAAGAAACACACATATCAGAGAGCATTAAACCGGAGATTTCAGATGATGATTTCAACGGTTACAAACACTCAATAGGTATTACCGTGTACGGCAAGAGTGCTGAGGAGTACGAGCAGATTGACCAATTTGTAAATGGAGCACAATTGGTTGCGGTAATTGAACACAAGGCGAAAGGAGAGAGTAGTTTTGACGTATTGGGCTTCTTTGTAGGATTAGAAGTGACAGAAGGGGAAGGTCGCACTAATGGAGGCGCTTTTAAACTCACAATTTCGACTCCTGCAAATCAGAAAGAGCCTAATGTGGCTTTGAAATGGCTCGAAACCGACTACGCAACCACTAAGAAGAAGTTTGACAAAAAACTTGCAGCATAGTGGCAAAAAAAAATTGGTGAAAATGGTTTTTACAAATGAGAAATTGAATAAGTTGCTCATTGGTGGGTATGAAAAGGCGGTGAGCGAGGACAAAGATACGTTCATCGCCTTTTATGCTTACTTGTTTGACGACAAAGACCCCTGTACGACTTGTGGTAATAAGTTGAAGGGGTATTGGAATAAGCTCGTTGATGAGGGCAAAGAAAAGTTAAGAATTAAAAATAATATTATTATGGCAAAAAATGGTCAAAACACACAAGAAGAATTAGCTAATGAACAAGTTAGCAGATTAGCGAATGACAAATGCGCATTTAGATTGCGCGAGGGTATCGGGTCGTTGGCAATGGACTTCGGTAGTAGTGAGTTGTTCAATAACGACACTATCACGAATGAAATTGCTGTGAAATATCTCAAAATCAACAAGAATAGGATTGCGAACTTCGAAGTGTATCCTGAGAATTGGGAAGAACTCATTAAGTAACAATTAGCAATTAACAATTAACAATGGCAAAGGTAACGGCGGTAGAATTAGCGAAAGAACAGAGAAAGACAAATAGCGAGAAGTATAAGAACTTCCCGTATTTGGCTAATGGTCAAAATAACGACTACCCAACAATTATTGAGCAGTTGGTGGCAGGTTCACCAACCGCTCGTGCTTGTTCGGGTGTGATTGCCGATTTCATCTATGGTCGTGGTTTTGCATTGGAGATTGAAAGAAGAGAGCAGGCAAGGTCGCAAGGTGTTCGATTTAGAAAAGATGAGTTGTTTATTAACGATAAACGGGAGACCCCTAACGACTTGCTGAAAAAGGTTGCGCGAAGCATTGCAATACATAAGGGCGCATTCGTGCACGTGAATTACAACGGCTTCTATGAGAAGACAAGTGTGCAGGTGTTGCCTTACAAGAATTGCCGATTAGGAGCAAAAGACAGCGAGGACTATCGAGGCAAGGTGCTGGTATATAACGATTGGGATAAATTGGCGGACTATAAGGATAGGGATAAGAATTTAGTCGCAATTGACCGATACGACCCTCGTCCTAAGGTGATAGAAGCGCAGGTAACCAAGGCAGGAGGTTGGGATAACTACAAGGGGCAAGTGTTTTTCTTAAACCTTGATAGAAATGATACCTACCCGCTGGCTTGGGCTGATGTAGTAATACGTGATTGCGAAAGTGAATGGCTGTCGAGTATATTTACCCGCAACGGATTTAAGAAAGGATTCTTTGGAACGTATGCCATTGTTACTCCAACAATGGAAAGTGAGGAAAAACGCGAGGATTTTAGAAATGAACTGAGAAAGAGCATAGGTGTTGAAGCAGAGCAGAGTGTGTTTCACTTTGAAACAGAAATGCAGGGCGATAAGTTGGAGGATAATGTACTGATAAAGGCTATTGAGAGCAATATCAAGGACGATACCTTTAAGTATGCCGATGAGAAGACGGCTAATAACATCCGCAAGTCGTATGGTAATGTGCCCCCTGTGCTTATTGATTACGTGGAAGGGAAATTAGGCAATACATCGGGAGAAAGTTTGAAGGAGGCACGCCTCTTTATGCAGGAGCAAATGCAGGAAGAACGTCAAGATGTACAAGAGATGTTCGAGGAGCTTTTCGACGGATTCGCAAGGAATATATCAGCAAACGGACTTTTTGAAATTAGCAAATTAGTATGAAGTTATTAGTTAATAAGCAAGAATGTAGCAAGTATTTAAGCGTTTCGCTATTCCGAAAAGAGGAAGAATTCAACCGTTTTATTAGGGAGGCGCAGATGTTTGACTTAAAAGAACTTGTATGTGAGGCATTTTACCAAGATTTGACAAGCGAAACGCCCGTGAGGGATTACTCTTTATTGCTTAATGGTGGCACTTATACTTTTGAAGGCAAAAAGTACGAATTTGCAGGGCTCAAAGCCGTATTAGCGTACTTTACATATGCTCGATATGCTTTCACAGGGCACTATATTGATACAGCTATGGGATTGAAAGTGAAAGAAAATCAAGATGGTGATACAGTGAGCCAAGCGGAGCGGAGAGATGTACGCACAATGTACAAGCAACAAGCGGACTTGCTATGGCAAGATTGTGTTTTGTACCTTGAAAGGAACGTATCACTATTCCCCGAATATAGATGTAATAGTGGCTGTGGTGATAGCAACCGAATCAATAAACCAAGAATGAGAATGCAATTGATATGAGGTGTATAGATAACATAAAGGATATAATCCTTGATTGTGATTATAAACCAAAAAAGGGACTAAAACACAGAGCATTGGTGATACCTTACAAGGACATTGACAGGAGGTATACTACACTGAACGCCGACAAGACAGAAATCACTCACTTACAACTGTTACCGAGCAAGCGAGGGTATTTATTTGAATTGAACAACGCTTTTAAAGTGAGTGGCTCGCAGAAGTTTGGCGGAGGCTTCACGCACGAGTTATCGATAAAGATAGACAAGGCAGATAGTGGTAATATTGCCACAATGAATGCGCTAACAAAAGGTACTTATGTACTTATCGTGGAGACAACCGGCAACACATTTGAAGTACTGGGCTATGAGGCTGGTTTGGTAGTAAATTCTGTACAAAGAGACTATGCAGGGAATGTAATAGGGCTAACTTTTGCCACACCGAGCGACGTGAAGGAGTTGCGAATGGTAGCGTTATGGGGAGAGGGCAACTACCTTACTATGAGCAAGAAGTTTGAAAGGAAGGCGTTTGTTGGGCGTAACTATATATTAAAATCAAATGATTTTATCAATAGTGGATATAAAATGCTCAACATATCTCCCTTATTTAGTAATGAAATTTTAAAAAACGACAGCATTACATTATCTGTTGATATAATGTTTAACAATCTCATAGGAGGAAATCGTTTAGGAATTGAGTTTAACATAATCTATACAGATGATACTAATGTGTATTATAATATATGGAAGAGGGTAAATAGTGGAGATATAGGTACTTCGTTTTCTGAAAGAATGGTTAATATATTTCAAAACAATAATAGAGAAAAAAAAATAAAATATATATCACAATTAGGATTACACATACAATGTGAGGCTGAAAGCGTTAAGGTTTCTAATCCAAAATTGGAAATAGGAAACATTGCAACTGATTGGTGCCCTGCTGATGAAGATTAAATAAAAAGAACTATGAATAAAATTAAACGAAACTTAACAGGTCAAGACAAACTACTACATTCATTTTTTGGGAACATTATATTAGTGGTATCCTTCTTAGTGTTTGTCTTGTTTATGAAGTGGTGGGAGGCATTAGCATTTGCTTTTTTTTGGGTGCTGAGCATAGGTATTTCCAAAGAGCTATTCGACAAAGAAGTAAAGGGCACCTTTATTGATTGGTGGGATATTGTAGCGAGCGTAACGCCTTACCCTATTGTGAAACGCATAAACAAGGAGGCTAATGGATAAGTTTATGAAGTGGCTAATGAAAGCCAAGATAAAGATAGCGATATGGGCAACACCGTTGGTTTTACTCTTCTACTTTGACGATAAGATACATCTAAGAGATAGGGTGTACTATTTCTTTGTTGCTTTCTTTAAGAGCATTCCGTTGCTGTTGTTGTATGCTTATTTTTCAACTGATAGGGAACAAAATGCTATATTTTATGCGAGTATAGGGGTTTTGTTACTCCTTGATATGTTAGCTGGTGCTTGGTATCACTTTAAGAAGGGAGATTTTGATTTTGTAGACCTCTTTAAAGGGACAATTACTAAGATGTTACTTATCACAATAGCCTTTATATCTTTATCACTTTTAAATATACCATTGAGCAGGTCGGGGTGGGGGAATGCGTTTGAAATTACTATACAGATGATATCTTTATTGTACCCTGTTAAGGATATTGTAAAGAATGTTTTTGTGCTTTCAAAAGGTAAGTTTCCACCTGAGTTCTTTATGAGAACCTTATACAATTATGAAAAGAGCGGAAAGCTAAGGGAGTTTTACGAAAAGGTAAACAGTGGTATTATTCCTGAAGAATTAAACAATAACGACAAAAGGGACGAACAACAATGACACCAAAAGAATTTATAAAGCAATACAAACCTTTTGCACTCGAAACAGAGCGCAAAACAGGCATATCTCACCTCTTCATTTTGGCACAAGCGGCGTTGGAAACTGGTTGGGGAGAGCGTGGTGTTGGTAATAACTTTTTCGGTATAAAAGTACCTAAAAACCTTGTTAGCAGCACGCCGAATGAGAAAAAGCAATTGCTATTCACTACTGAAGTACTAAACTCACCAACTCCTAACCCTCAGCAGTTCCCAAAGATTATCAGCATTAGCAAACGCACTGATGGTAAATGGCTGTATCGTGTGCAGGATTGGTTCAGAAAGTACGACACGCCAGAAGAATGCTTTACAGACCACGCAGAATTATTCTTCAGAAACAAGCGATATGCTAAGGCGTTGCTTGTAAAATCCGACTCGTACAAGTTTGCTGAGGAGGTAGCAAAGGCAGGGTATGCAACCGCTACCAACTATGCTGATAGTTTGAAGAATATAATTACAAAAATTATTAATCTAAATGAGAAAGCATAATTACATAAGAATACTAAGAGCTTTCGGAGTTATCGGATTGGCGCTGGTATTGCTTGGTCTATTAGGTTGCAGGGCTCGTAAGGTAGCAACTACCGAGCAAAAGCAGGTGCAGAAAGAGCGTATTATAAAGTACAAGGATAGTACGGCACTTTTTCAGCAAGACGCTCAAACCTTGCAACTCGATACACACGCCTCGCAAGAGTACGAGGTAACAGTGGAGAGCGATAAGGATAGCGTAGGTAACAGCAAGGAACTTACATATACTCGCATTCGTGACGGCGACAATGAAACTATAAGGGTAAGAGGTGGAAAGGTGAAGATTACTACTAAAAGAGCCATATCCAATAGCCAAATAGTGGCGAATACTACCCTTACGAATACTATAAGCACAACTAATAATGAATTACGAAGTACAGAAAGCACAACGGCTTTTTCTCATAAAACAAAAGATGTGAAAGGAATTGTTAGCTGGTGGGTATGGTTATTGGCGGTCCTGCTGGTGGGTGTAATAAGTTGGAGAATGTGGAAGTGTTTTCATAAGTAATTATTTTTAGTTGTTAAAAAAAGAGCCCCGTGTAAGTGCGAGGCTCTTTTTTATTTTACCAATCATCATTTTTTGCTTGTGACGTCCCATTTAAGTATTCTTTAATTTTTTCAATTTGTGAATTGTAGTAGTTTTCTATATCTTTTTTAAGTTGTTCTTGTCGTAGGTTGTTATTTTTTTCATCATATATAGGGAACCCTGACCACTTACTACCTTTAAAAGTTACTTTTCCTAATTCTCCTTTGTTTTGACTATTATATATATTCTGATTAACAACTTCATATTTTGCTTTTCCGTCTTTAAAAGAAAGTTGCACAGTAATAAGGGCGTCTGCGGGTACAGTTACAAAACTGTTTTTAATTGTTCCAATATTAGGCACAAAAGTTTCCCACTTTATAAAGTCATCTTTAACATCACCTTTTATTACTTCTTTTGGATTTTTGTAACTTACATTAATGTACTTAACAGCGTTATTATACAATTCGCTGGCAGTTTTACCCTGTACTTCAATAACTGCAAAGTCTTTTCCTGATGTTTTTTCTTTAAGTCCATCAGGGGTAACTTCAAATTCTTGTGCACTTGTGAATGCTACTGAAAGAATTGTGAGTGCTGAAAATAATATTTTTTTCATTGGTATATATGTTTAAAAAAATTAATACTCTTAGTTAAAGTACTTGATAACAATAAATGTTATAAACATCATAACCGCAAGGACCGCCATTGCAATTATACTTTCAAAGTTTTTTCTTTCTTTTTCAATCGGATGTCCACAATGAGGACAAGTTTCTGCTTTGTTACTAATTTGCTTTTGACAAGCTGGGCAATTAATTAGCTTCATATTTTTGAATTTTAAGATTGTTTTATTATAGAAAATCTTTCGCACGATTGGAGCGTTTGCTACGCCCCTTTTGCCGTACTTCTATGACGTTGTAGAGAAATCGTACCTCGTGAAGACTAATTTTAAAATCTTCATATTTTGGATTCAGAGAATGACAGTATATAACACCGTTCTTCACATCGTGTTTGATAATTTCTTTAAGCATTATACCATTGGTGGCGTGTGCGATAACGAAATCCCAATCTTTTATGTGTAATTTATATTGCCACAAGTGGCGCTGTACTTCACGACATATTACGACATCGCCCTCGATGTAATCGGGCTCCATACTATCGCCTGCGACCTCGAATGCTAAGTAGTTGCCGTGATGTTTTTCCTCTGAGTCAATAAGTATTGTAGGCATATCTTCTAAGTATTCATCATTGTAATATCCTTCCGTCCAACCCGCTTGTGCTTTGGTAGTTACTAATTTAACGGCTAATTTCTCGGGATACTCCTTTTCTTTTAATTCACCTTGTGGAAGTCGGTCAGTTATTTTGCTGTAATCTATAACAGGTATTAGTATTTCGCCATAATTAGAGGTTATATAGTCAGTATTTATTTCTGGGTATAAAGATTTTAGATTTACAATTTTTATAAAAGGCACTTTTGCATTGCCTATGCGTATGTTGTTAATTTCTTCCTGAGAAAGTCCTATTTTTTCGGGGGTAAAATCAGGGCGAGTGTGTTGCAAGTATTCATAGACTTCGATAAAGCGGGCATTTATAGGCGGAAGGTCGGCATTAGCAAACATAGAGCCTTCACCCTTCCAAAGCCAATTCTTGTTGAAACCATAGATATTAGCGAATTTTGTAATGAATTTTTCAGTAAGATACCTTTCATCACCTTTTAAAGCTAATGACATAGAACTCTTATTGATTTCCATTTTATTCACAACATCTTGATTGGTATTTATTATTTGTTCACCTTTAAGATGAGATATGGCTTTTTTGAACCTCTTTCGAGTTTCTTCAATAAAAACATTGTTTGTATTTGAATTATTTTCCATATCTTTGCAAAAAATTAAAGATTAAACGTTATGAATGATATTATTATTATCCTGTTGTTGCTTGTTATTGTGTGGCTATTATTGTGCCATAAAACCAATTCGAGAGTTATTATAGACCAACGCCAAATATACGCTTCTGATGATGAGTTAGAGCAGTACGTTGAGAAATTAGAGATGTTTTTACACTACATTTTGAGCCGAAATAAAGATGAATACAACGTTTATAGAGAAGCGTTGGATTATATACAACGCAGGCGTGGCGTTATATTAGCAAAAGAAAAGAAACAAGCACTAAGTGTACTCATAAAGCAACACAAGGAGATGTTGGCTAAAAAAGGGAACTAATAGTGCTGAATATCTTTATAGTGGTATCCACGGGGAGGTTGTAATCGGACAGCGTCCCCTTTATTTTTTGTAAAACAGTTTCACGTTCTTGCCAAAACGCCTCAAACCCTCCTTTATTTAAATCATCGTCCCATTCATCAGAATTATATTGCAAACAGTATCCATAATCTACACTATATTTTGCTACTTCAAAACGATAGTTGTACCGTTTATTAGTACACAGGTATTCAAAAATAGCTTCTACTTTAAGACGTTGCCAATGAGGCAAATACTTTTCTTGCAAATCACTTGCATATTGCACTTCTCCCGCTTGCTTTAACGCTTTTAGAACCTCATCAATATCTTTTCCCTTGAATATATTTAGTTCTGTTGTCATATTTTTTCAAAATCTCTTCAAAAAAAATTACACTGTAAATCAATTACTTATAAAAAAGTTTGTAAAAAATACAAAAAAAGTTCGTATTTTATTTGGTAGATATAAACTTTGTTTGTATCTTTGCCCTGTGAAAATAAAAGTAAAAGCGTTTAGCGTTTTTTACTTGGCAAAAGTACAAAATAAAATGAAACTAACAAAAGAAGCGAGAAAAAAAATGCTCAACAAAACAATTGCAAGAGCATTGGAGGATAAATTGAATGTGAGTTATTGGACGTTGGTAAAGTGGCGTTCAATGGATGAAACACCTCTATATCATCGTTCAGAAGCAATAAGAGATAAGGTGATAGAGGTACTCGAAATGACAGAAGAAGAAGCATTTACCAAAAACGAAGAATAAGATATGTTAAGTAGAGTAGAGAGAATAAGTATTCAGATTGATGAACTCAGTGTTAGAGAACTATCTGAATTGTGGGAAAAGAAAGGAGTAGTGCCTTCATATGTAGACCAATACGTAATTGCGTATGAACATTATGAAGACCGTAAGCGTGCTAAGAGATTGTTGCGTGTTCCTGAGGTAGCAGAGTACTTAGGAGTATCTGATTATATTGTGCGTACGTGGCTAACAAGCGGGGTATTGAAGAATGAGAACCTTGCAGGAGGGCAGTCGCTTATAAGTGTAAAACAGTTGGAAGATTTGAAGGAGAAAGACCCCAACAAGATACTCAGGAAAATGAAGAGAAACAAATAAAGCGACACTTCACAGCGTCGCCTTAACTAAATATTAATTTAATAATTTTTTAACGATGGCAAAATTACAACAAAAAATGGGAACAACCAAACAAAGTAGCCAAATTCTTCTAATTGACGGCTATGTAACGATGAATGGCAAGCGCTATGAAGAGTGCGTGCCCTTTGAAAGAGAGGCGTTTAACGAGGCTCTTGGACAAGAATTACACCCAGATACTGCAAGGGTTAGTAATGAGATATTCAATAACATTATTGAGAAATTGCAACCTGACACTGACGGAAATAATGAGCAATGGGGGTTGCTTTACAAGGACAATTACTATGAATTTATATTGTATGCTGACGCAAAAGGCACTTATAGCGAGAGTGGCAGAAAGGTGAATGGTGAATGGTTACCTATTGAGTTCACAGATGAGCAATGGGCAGAAATTGAAGGCTTATTAGATGTTGAAGGGCAAGTGCAAGAGATGTTAGCAGAAAGGCGATATAGAGAAGAGATAGCAGAAGAAGAGCGAATGCCCGAGTTTGCCGATTACAGCGGTTATGGTTTCTTAACAGTTTAAAATCTTACAGCAATGAAAAAACAAGTAACAACATTAGAGGTAGGTAAATGCTACCAATTGAAATATGATAATGATGTATTTCACATCATTAGGGTAAATGAAGTGTACCCTTCATCATTACCTAACAGAACACCAAGCTATAATGTAGCGGAAGTATGGGGTGATGACACAATAAAGACTAATAATTATTATGTGGCACATCAAGGCGAAGTTTATACAGAAATACCACAAGAACAATTCATAAGTGTATTAAACTCGATGTTGCTAAATGTATCAAATTATATTAGTAAAATCTCCAATTAATTCATACTCGTAGAAAAGTGCCGTGTTTTCCTTAAATCTGTACATAATTCATCACGACAACGCACGGCACTTTCTTTAAGAACAATAATTAACAATTAAATATACAAACCAAATGAAAGAAGAACAATTAATAACATTACAACAACCTCCTATCATCATATACGAGCGTATCAAGGCGGTAGGGCAACAGATTGAGGCTAAGATTGCTGAATTGAACCTCGACAACCAGTTAGTAACAGAGGAAACTTGTAAAAGCGCGAAAGACACTCGTGCAATGTTACGCAAAGAACTTGATATGTTCGAGACACAACGCAAGTTTATCAAAGAGCAGGTAAACGCTCCTTATGAAGCCTTTGAGAAAGCGTACAAAGAGCATATCAAAGTACATTACGACAAGGCAGATAGTACGCTAAAAGACAAAATCAATCAGGTAGAAAATAGATTGAGGGAAGACAAAAGCGCACGTATCAAAGAGTATTTCACAGAATTGTGTCAATCACAAGGTATCGACTTCCTCATCTTTGAACGCTTGCCACTGAATATCACAATTAGTGCCAGCGATAAGAGCCTTAAAGAGCAAGTAGCAGGCTTTGTGGGCGAAGTGTCAAAGAGCCTCCAACTCATTGAGAGTCTATCCGACCCTGATGAGTTTAAAGCTGAAATACTAACCGAGTACAAGCAAACGCTTGATGTTACAAGAGCGATACAGAATGCACAATACCGCAGGCAACAACGAGAAGCTGAATTACAACGTATCGAGGAACAAAAGAAACGAGCCGAGCAAGCGAGATTAGTAGATGAAGCAAGAGCGAGAGAGACTGCTCCTTTGCAAGCACCTGCACAAGTGACCAATGAGACACAAGCAGACAAAAACAAGGTTATACAAACCACTTTCACAGTGCAAGGCACAAGAGAGCAATTACAAGCCTTAAAACAGTACATCATTAGTAATAACATTCAAATACTATAGCACAATGGAAACACAAGTATTACAAAAACAATCATTAGCGAACTTCCTTAATAAGTCCGATAAATTCTTAGAGCAAAATTTAGGCGCAAAAAAGAGCGAATTTGTATCAAACTTATTAGCACTATCAGATAGTAATAAAGAACTATCACAATGTGAGCCTGCCGACCTTATGAAGTGTGCAATGAATGCTACTGCACTGAATTTGCCACTAAATAAAAACTTAGGGTATGCGTATGTAATACCTTATTTCGACGGCAAAACAAATCGCACCATTCCTCAATTTCAAATGGGGTACAAGGGTTTTGTTCAGTTAGCAATTCGTAGCGGTCAATACAAAACGATTAACACTTGCGAAATTCGTGAGGGTGAAATCAAAAGAAACAAGGTAACGGGGCATATTGACTTTTTGGGTGAAAATCCGAGTGGTGCGGTTATAGGTTATCTTGCCTACATTGAGTTACTCAACGGATTTCAGCAATCGCTTTTTATGACAATTGAAGAAGTGCAAGCACACGCCCGCAAGTACTCTAAGATTTATGCTAAAACAAACAGAGGGCTTTGGAAAGATGAGTTTGATTTAATGGCAAAAAAGACAGTACTAAAACTATTGTTAAACCGTTACGGAGTGCTTTCTGTGGAAATGCAAAAAGCGATAGAAAAAGACCAAGCAGACAATGAGGGCAACTATATTGATAACCCACAAGGGCGATATATCCAAGACGCAGAGGTTATCGAGCAAAACGAACCTACTGAGAATGCACAACCTGTACAACCAGTGACAAGTGAAGAGCCTAATAAGGTAGATTTTAAAGACGTATAAAAATGAAAACACATTACTTTACATTAGGACAATCGCACGTATATCGCTTTAATGGGCAAACATTAGACCACGATTGTGTGATTAAGATAACAGCCGAAAACCCCAGAGATGTAATGGTTGAGCATTTCGGCTTAAAATGGGCTTTTGAATATGATGAATGCCCCGAAATGAAGTACTTCCCACGAGGTATTTATAACTTAACAACTAATGAATGGGAATGATACCTACAAGAGTTATTAGTTCGGGTAGCGAGGGTAACGCTGTGGTTTACGACAACGCAATAATGGTAGATTGTGGCGTTACACTCAAAGCCTTAGAAGCGATAAAACGTTCTTTGAAAATTGTGCTCCTAACTCACCATCACGGCGACCATTTAAAGTTGCGAACCTTACAACGATTACAAGCCGAGCGACCTACCTTGCGAATTGCTTGTGCTGACTTCCTCTTAGAGAAGTTGGAAGGGTTAAACAATATCGACGTGTTGCAAGTGGGTATGTTATACGATTACGGCAATTTCAAAGTATCACCAGTGAAGCTCTATCACGACGTGCCAAATATTGGCTGGCGAATATTTCTCAATAGTGGGCAAAAGATATTCCACGCTACCGATACAGCACACTTGGAGGGTATCACCGCCAAAGGTTATGATTTGTACGCTATCGAGCATAACTACTGCGAGGAGTATATACAGCAGGCGATAGAAGAAGCGCACGCAAAGGGCGAATATACGCACGCGTACGGCAATATCAATACACACCTTAGCATACAGCAAGCAAGGGAGTTTATCGAGGCGAACAGAAAGGAAAGCAGCGAAGTATTAGAACTGCATAAAAGTAGAAGTTTTTATAAGTAAAATTAAAGAAAAATGAAAACAATATTTAAAGTAGGAATGAAGGTCTATGACCAAGTATACGAACCTGATATAAAAGGAGAAATATTAGATGTGAATATGAAATTATCACCTCATCCTATTACAGTACAATTTGGTAGTTGTGTTCGTTATTATACGGCTGAAGGTTGTAGAGGGAAAAATACTATAAAGACACTTTCGACGAGTCCTTATACTATTCAAGGTTTTGAGCAAAAAGCACCTGCCCCTACAGTCAAAGATGCTTTAGAGTGGATTAGAAAAAACGATGGGTGTGATGAATTTGACAACAATTACCCTAAAAAGGAAAATGTTTTTTGTTTTGAAGCACTTAAAAAACTTGTAATTCTCAGAGACTATTACAACAAAGGTTGGCAACCTAATTGGGAGGATGACAAAGAGTATAAGTATTGTATAAAAAATTTTGGTAACGAAATAGATACAATAGATTTAGATTTTTCTAATCGTGTAATGGCTTTCAGAACTCCACAAATCAGAGACAAATTCCTTGAGGAGCAAAGAGAACTCTTAGAAATAGCAAAACCTTTATTGTAATGGCTAAAATAATACCAAAAGTAGGTGAGATTTGGACGGTAACAAGAAATAGATACTTATTTGACCGCCTTAAGAAAGGTGATGTTTTTTATCACGAAGGGTACAGATTAGAGTTAATAAAAAAAAGATATTGGAGTTCAGAAATGGACTGTAACGATTTAGTAGCATTAACTCTAAGAAGACTAACAGACAAAGTTCCTGAAGAAAAACCAAAAGAAACATTTATCACTTACTTAAAAAAGTGTTTTAAACAACTCTTTAAGAATAACAAAAACAAAGTAAAATAATGGAAATACAAGGACGAATTAAACAAATATTCGCTACTGGAACAGTAGGAGCGAATGGATTTCAGAAGCGTGATTTGGTAATCACCACAGAAGAGCAATACCCAAGTGATATTATAATTCAGTTCACACAGAGTAAGTGCGCTTTGTTGGATAACTTACAAGTAGGGCAGAGGGTAAAAGTACACTTTAATCTACAAGGGCGTGAGTGGACAAGTCCCCAGGGCGAGGTTAAGTACTTCAATACGGTTGTAGGTTGGAAGATTGAACTTATTCAAACCACGAATGTAGCGCAACATACACAACAATACCAGCAAGCGTCCCAAGGTTATGCACAACCTCCCCAAGGTTACCAACAGCAACCGCAATACGCACCGCCTCAACAAACACAAGCGTACCCGCCACAAGGGCAACCGCAATATCAGCAGGGGCAAATATTTAACAATATGGGGCAAGCACCTGCACAAGAAGATGACGGAATGCCTTTTTAGAAAACAATTTAAAATAAATAAAAAATGAACAAGTATGTAATTAAATTTAGCCACGTGGAAGAAAGTGAGTACACGGCTATTGTAGAAGCAGAAAGCTATGAAGAAGCAATGGATATTTTTGAAGAAAGTCCATTTGAATTTCTTGAAGATGAAGAACCTGACAGTGTACAAGGACACGCATTTCACGTTAGTAAAGTAACTGAAGATGGTGAGGTTGTGTATGAAAAATCAAAGAAACTGAATGTTGAATACTGTTAATATTAGGTAATTAACACAACAAAAAAGCAAGTATCAAAAGGGATAGTAGCAGGTTCGATTCCTGCCTTGCTTTCAAAGACAATAAAGTATGATTTTCAACGCAACCAACGAGTTTGATATACAACGGGCAAAGGAGCGTTTAGCGTTTCTTATCGAAAAGAAAAAGACCTTTGAAATCACCGAAAAGAAGCATAAACGCACCTACTCTCAGAACAATTACATTCACCTCCTATTTGCGTGGTTCGCTCTTGAATACGGTGAGACTCCTGAATACGTAAAGCAAGAGATATTCAAGAAGATAGTAAACCCTCAGATATTCAGAACTGAATACGCTAACCGAAAAACGGGTGAGATAAGAGAAGCGTGGCGAAGTACAGCGAATTTAGACACGAAGGAGATGACAACCGCCATTGATAATTTCAGAGATTATGCCAGTAAGGAAGCGGGGATATACCTACCAACACCTGATGATTTAGCGTACCTTAATGAGATAGAAAAGCAAGTGAATAACTTACAAGGAAAATATTATTAAAAAATGAATAATCAAGTTTATAACTACAATGGGAATAACATCACTTTCCAACTTGGAAATGGTGATGTAATGGTAAATCTTACAGATGTGGCAAAAGCTTTTCCTGAGAAGAATTTAACAACGATAGTAAACAGCCTTGAAATTCAAGAGTATATAGAAAGACTTAGCAAACTAAAAAATTATAGTTTGGCTGATTTACTGATAGTTAAGCGAGGGGGTATAGCTGGAACCAATGGCACTTGGGCGCACCAAAAGGTAGCCTTGCGAGTGGTACAGAAATTAAGCCCCGATTTTGCTATTTGGGTAGACGAAAAGATAGAAGAACTCCTAAGAAATGGAGTAGCGACTATATCCAATGAGGACGAGGCTATTTATAACGCTATGAATATTCTGCAAAAGAGATTGGAAGCAAGCAAACAGAACATACAAATGCTTGAAAGCAAGGTGGAACTACAAGAGGAAAAAATAAAGTATCTCGTTCCAAAGGCTCAATATACGGATGAGGTATTACAGAGTACAAGCACATTTACCACTACACAAATAGCGAAAGATTTAGGAATGAGCGCACAGGCGTTGAACCAAAAGCTCAAAGAGATGAAAATTCAATTTTTTCAAAGTGGTCAATGGTTCTTAACGCACCGATATCAGGACAAAGGATATACAGATATGCGTATAACGCCTTACTTTGACACCAAGACGGGAGAGCCTAAAACATCTCAATCTATGGTGTGGACAGAGAAGGGCAGGCAATTCATCACAAGTTTAGGTATAAAATAGTTGTAATTTTTCCATTGTGCACCCCGATAGGCAAGCACTCACGTTCGAGCCGTGAGCGGGGGCTAAATTAACAAACCGATTTGAAAGGAGATTGAGCGCGCGGCAATCTTTATCAAATCTCTAATTTCAAATCAAAATGAATGAGTATCAAGAATTTTTAAAGAACAAAATCAAAATTGCTCCTAAGCAAGGGTTTGAATGCTCACTTGATGAGATTAACCCACGAATGAAGCCCCACAATCGCCTTATGGTAAAGTGGATGGTCGAAGGCGGTAGGCGTGCTTGTTTTGCTTCTTTTGGGCTTCACAAGACCGTTACCCAGCTCGAAGCTGTTAGGGTAGTCCTTCAAAAGTTGGGAGGGGGCAAAGGGCTAATAGTTTGCCCGCTATCCGTACGACAAGAGTTTGTCGAAGACGCTAAGAACATTCTCGGTTGGGAGATAGCCCCTAAATTTATACGCCGTATTGAGGAAACAGACGATAAGGACGGTATCTACCTAACCAATTATGAGAGTATCAGAGATGGCAAATTAGACCCTCGACACTTTCAAGTGGCAAGCCTTGATGAGGCAAGTATCCTCAGAGGATTGGGAGGCTCTAAAACGTTCCGTGAGTTTATGAGGTTATTTACAGGTGACGCCGGGCCAATGCAACAGCGCAGAGGAGCGGACAACATCAAATACCGATTTGTAGCCACAGCTACTCCCTCTCCTAATGATTATATAGAGTTATTGGCTTATGCCGACTTCTTAGGGGTAATGGACGTATCACAAGCCAAAACGCGCTTCTTTAAACGCGATAGTACTAAGGCTGATAAACTCACTTTGCACGCTCATAAAGAAGAGGAGTTTTGGTTATGGGTATCTTCTTGGGGGCTTTTCGTTACAAAACCTTCTGATATTACCCAAAACGAAGCAGACGATATGGGCTACATACTCCCTGAATTAGATTTGCGTTGGCACGAAATACCTACTAACCACGAAAACGCGGGGGTAGAGAAAGACGGACAAGGAAAGTTGTTTAAGGACACTGCTCTTGGTTTGCAACAATCGGCACAAGAGAAGCGAGAGTCGTTAGATGACCGTATCGCTAAAATGTTAGAACTCCGTGCGGAAGACCCAGAAGCACATCGTGTAATATGGCACGATTTAGAGAGCGAGCGTAAGTCAATTGAGAAGGCTATCCCAACGATAAAATCAATATATGGCTCTCAGGACTTTGAAAAGCGTGAAGAAATTATCAGAGCATTTTCTTATGGCGAGTTACAAGAGTTAGGAGCAAAGCCCGTAATAGCAGGCTCAGGGTGTAATTTTCAACGATATTGCAGTTGGGCAATATACTTAGGGATAGGTTATAAGTTCAACGACTTTATACAATCTATACACCGCCTGCAACGCTTCCTACAGAAGAACGTGGTACGAGTAGATTTAATCTATACCGAAGCCGAACGCAACGTGCGTAAAACCTTAGAAAACAAGTGGAAAAACCATAACAAATTAGTAAAGAATATGACTGAAATCATTAAAAAATACGGACTTTCTCATTCTGAAATGGCGCAAGTACTTACGCGCAAAATAGGCGTGGAGCGTATTGAAATTAAGAATAATTACTACCATATCGTAAACAACGACAATGTAGTAGAACTCAATCCTAACGAAAACCCGCACGCACTAAAAGACAACAGTGTAGGGCTTATCCTTACCTCAATACCCTTCAGCACCCAATACGAGTACTCACCTAATTACGCCGACTTTGGGCATTCTGAAAGCAATGAGGAGTTTTTCAAGCAAATGGACTACCTTACCCCTAACTTATTCAGAGTATTGCAACCTGGCAGAATAGCGGCTATACACGTAAAAGACCGTATCGTACCAATGGGGCTATCAGGAATGGGCGTGCAAACTGTTTACCCTTTTCACGTAGATTGCATACAGCACTACACCAAGCACGGGTTTGCCTATATGGGTATGAAAACAATTGTTACTGATGTGGTTCGTGAGAATAATCAAACCTACCGCTTAGGGTGGAGTGAACAATGCAAGGACGGTACTAAGATGGGTGTAGGAATGCCCGAATATCTCTTACTATTCAGAAAACCTGCAACCGATAAAACTAACGCTTATGCTGATGAGCCTGTAATTAAGAGCAAGAAAGACTACACACGTGCTAAGTGGCAGATAGACGCTCACGGGTTTACACGCTCCTCAGGTAACCGCTGTTTAATGCCTGAAGAATTGGCTAAACTTCCTCACGACAGTATATTTAAAGAGTATAAGCGTTTTTCATTGGAAACAGTCTACAACCACGATTTTAATGTTAAGATTGCTGAAACATTAGACCTTCACGGCAAACTTCCTACCTCATTTATGCTATTACAACCTCAAAGCTGGAGTGATGAAGTGTGGACTGATGTTACACGTATGCTTACCCTTAACGGCTCACAGTGGAGCAAAGGGAAAGAGATGCATCTTTGCCCAATGCAGTTTGATATTGCTGATAGAATTATAGAACAGATGAGCAATAAGGGCGATGTAGTATTAGACCCTTTTGGAGGACTAATGACAGTGCCATATAGGGCTGTGCTTAAAGGTCGTTATGGGATAGGTTTCGAGTTAAACCCTCAGTACTTTTTGGACGGAGCAGCTTATTGTGAAGCGGCGGCTCAAAAGGTAAGTATGCCTACACTTTTCGACCTTATAGAGGAGGCAGAAGCAGAAGCTGAACAGAAAAAAGCAATTTAATAACTCATTCATTTTTCACCCCCTTGCTTGTCGAGGGTGAGGGGGTGTTTTTAAAAATAAAATATCTACACTATGGAACGAGATACATTTGTTTTTTACAAGGATTGGTTGAATGTTATTCGGGATTTGCCAAGTGAGGTTCAGTTGGAAGTTTATCAGGCTATTGCGGAATATGCCATATACGGTAACTTAATTGAGCTAAAACCACTTGCAAAAGTAGCATTCGGATTTGTAAAACAAACAATTGATAGGGATACGCAAAAGTATATATCAATTAAAGAAAAGAGAAAAGAGGCAGGAGCGAAAGGAGGTAGACCGCTGAAAAACAAAGACTTAGAAGAAAGCAAAGAAAAGCAAAAAAACCAATTGGTTTTTGAAAAAAGCAAAAAAAGCAAAAGCCCCCTTAATGTTAATGTAAATGATAATGTTAATGATATTTCTTTTTTAGAAAAAAAGAAACAAAAAAGCGTGTGTGTGGACTTTGGCGAGGAAGAAAAAAAAGAACAGCCTTTAAATGCTGAAAAAGAAACCTCCCCCCAAGTTGCGCCCGCCCCCCCTCCTTTCAATTTCAAAAAAGCAATGCTTGCGGAAGGTTTTGCCCCCGAGCTTGTAGACGAGTGGTTAAAAATACGCAAGGCGAAGAAAGCTATAAACAGCGAACTTGCATTTAAAACTTTCATTGAACAAGTCAGGAAAACAGGGCAAGACAAGAATGCTATCCTTGAAAGGGTAGTACAGAAGCAATGGAAAGGTTTTGAGGCGAGTTGGTTACAAGCAGACCAAATACCTCAACAAACCGCTAACAATCAAATAATCTTAGATGAAAATGGAAAAATCATTACAAACGGACAACAGCAACAATCCACAAGCGATAAACAACGGTTTTATGCCGGTCGCCAAACAGCCGATAACATTAGAAATAATATGCAAGGCTGGGGAACTCACACCTTTGGCAATAGCGAAGAGAGGGCACGAATACCCACGCCTTAGAGAACTTGACCGTGAAGTAATAGCCCCAACATTCGGAATGGTATTTACTCGCATTGCTACTCTTGTGGGACTAAAAGGGGAGATTGACCCTTTGCAAAAGCAGGAAATATGGAACGCCGTTTTTAGCCGTTTTTCGGGGCTTTCTTTTCAGGAGATATACAAGGCTTTTCAAATGGACAGAAGCGGGGAATTTGGCGACGTAACCGACCACTATCAGTTTTTTGACGTGTCCTACGTCTGCAAGGTTTTGGGAAGATATCGCCAGTGGTTGCAAGACACTCAGCGAGTACATAACATTAACATTTCACAATTACTACCAGAAAATCAAAACACGATGACAGAAGAGGAAAAAGAAAAAAACGTAATTCGTTGGCTCAATGAGCATTTTGAGGAGTACAAGGAAACAAAGGAATTGCCTATACTATCCGTGCCTATCTATGACACACTCTATCAGCGAGGTATATTACAACCTTACTTCGCTACACTTACCGAAAAGGATAAGCAACTAATGAGAGCAGAGACCGAGAAGCGACTTCGACAAGAGCAGACGAAGGCTAAGGGTAAGAAGGAGTTTAGTGCTATTAAGGCACTGTTAGAACAATATCAGAAGGGAATAAGCGACCCTGAGGGTAAACTAAGTAGCTTTAAGAAGGAAGATACTTTGAAATTCTTCTACAACTACCTCATTACGCAGGGCAAGGAGCTTTCAGAATTATTAACTAATAAGCAATGAAACAACAATGGAAGAACAAAACAGCAATAAGAATTTTAAACTAAGAAAATTTTCATTAGAATTTGAACGCGGTCATTCTTGGGAAAAAGAATCCGAAAAACAAAAAGACAGATACGAGGGGAGTGTAACATTCACAAATGACCTTAGAGAAGAGTTTACATTAAATGTAGATACAGAACTTTCGTTAGAGATAATAAAACTCATCTCTAACAAGCTCACAGAAAACACGGAAAGACTTGTAAAAAACATTACTGAAAGCATAAAAATTACAGAACAATGAAAAAACAATCACCACAAGAACAAGAAGCAGTGGAGTTATTCGAGTACGCTGCACGTAATCTCATCAAGGAATTTTGCGACAAGCAAGACCTACAATTTGAATTCGATAATTACGATGTAGGGGGAGGTATTATATGCCTATCCGATTACTTCTTCAATATCGAGGATATATACTTCGATATGAAACACGACAAGCCGAATGGCAAGATACTGCAATGGTACGACTATGTACTAACACACGAGTCTAACATCAATTACCGCTCCTATTGTATGGGAATGAGAGAGGAATTAATAACTAAAAAAAATCAAAAAAAATGAGAACAATTAAAAATTTATATGTAAAAGTAACCTATACCGTAGGTTTAGGAGATGTAGAAGTCTCCGATGAAGTATTTGAACAATTAGATAAGATGGCAGATTATGGATTTTCTGTTGAAGATTGTGAAAGTAGCAAGTATCCAGAAGCGTTTGATTGGCTTGCTTACAACATAAGAGAAAATGATGCTATGGATTGGGCATACGAAGTAGAAATTGACTAATAACCTTAAAATCACAAAGAAAATGAGAACAACCCAAGAACTCGTCCCTCTTATCCAAGAGTGGGCAAAAGAAAGAAAAATCTATGAACAACTAACGCCATTTGATGAACTCATCAAAACACACGAGGAAGTAGGCGAACTTATCAAGGCGTGTTATGATAACGACAAGTCTGCTATTCAGGACGCTATTGGCGATGTAATAGTAACACTGATTAACTATTGTTACTTTATAGAATTGGATGCTATAAAGTATATTAAGCAAGCGGTTGATATATCCGTAACAGGTTATTATACCATCTCATACGTAATGAACGCTCATAACGCTTTAGGTAGATTGATAAGCCTTTATGTGTGGGATGAAGGCAAAGAAATATCTAAACCAAGCGGACTTAGAGTATTTAGTATTCTACACTATCTCAACGGTATTGCTCATTTGGAAGGCACAACCTTAGAAGCCTGCCTGAACTTCGCTTACAACAAAATCAAAGACAGAACAGGAAGAATTATTAACGGAAAATTTATCAAAGATGAAAAATAACGACTACCCCACTTGGCTTGTCCCTTTGGATACAGCCTTACAACTTAAAGGTATAGGTTTTGATGAGCCTACATTATTTCATTATTACGAAAACGACTTTGATGTTACAATAGAAACAAATAGTTACTATGATGAAGGAGAAGCTCAAGGATATTTACATTTTTATATATCTGCATTTAAAGAAGAAAACTTTAATAGAGATAAGAAATGTACTTCTCTTCCTACTTGGACAGATGTCTTTGATTGGTTCAGAGCACGTGGCTACAAGATTACCTTCAAGGATATTAACATCGGTACGCAATGTGCTTTCTACCACTTGGATATTAAGGAGGGGCACACGTTTAGCCACTTTGCAAAAAAGTACGAGAAAGCACGAGAAGGACTGGTAATGAAGCTAATTGAAGTACATAAGGAATTTGGTAATAACATTAAATGATTTGATTAATTTTACAAAAAAATTGAGAGGCAAAGACATTTTTTCATTCTTTGTCTCTTTTTTTTGCAAAAAATATTGTATATAAAACATTGATTATATAGCAGTTACACGTTTTTGTTACAGATATAACAAAATAAAATGAAAAAAATATGCGAAAAACTTGCGCAATTAAAATTATTGCCGTATCTTTGTCGTGTAAAATTAAAGCAAGAACAATTTTTAACATTAAAAACTCAAAGAAAATGAAAGTTACAATTAAAGACATCTACAACGAAGCATCTTACATCAACCCAAACGTATCAACTATCAGCTCAATAGGTGATTTCGTAGAAGAAAGTAGCAGACAAGCAGCAGCTTACAGCAGAAGAGAGTTAGTACAATATGTGTCTAAGGACTCTTTGGCATTCAAAATCTTGACTGAAAATTTAAAAGATTTTTTCAGTGAAAAACAAATGTGGGTAATTGCTTACGAATTACAGAAGAATGCTGAATACGTCGCTAAGTTACAAGCAGAATTAGAAGTAAGAGAAAGAAGAGCGAAAGCCAAAGCAGAAGCAAGTAAAGCAAAATTGAACGCTAACAAAGAAGCAAGCCAAGAAGTACTTGATTTTGTAAAATCAAACAAAAAACTTTTAAAAGATTATTACACTTTTGTAAAAAAGAATAAAAAATACTCTAAAGAGTACTACTCTAAGAAGTTCACCTTAGAGAGTGCAACCGAATTTGTAAACTTGTAAAATTAACATTAATATTAACATTTAAAATTAAAAGAAAAATGAGAACAAAAACATTCACAATCGAAAACAACGAACACAACTTAAACTGGGTAGAAGACAACTTAGATACCCGTGATTATGAAGTAAAAGGCAATGATATAATCATTACCTACTTTGAAGATTTTCAAAAAAATGATATATTACAAGCTATATCAGAGAAGACATACAATGTAGTATTCAACGACGATAATAATTCTAACGATAAAGGCTTCGAGGCTACATTAGAATATTGTAAGAACTACATTCAATCATTCAATGGAACTAATCACAGCTACTTCGAAGACTACAAGGGGGGTATAGTGCAAGTCGTTTGTAATGAAACTGGTGAGGTGGTATATGAAGAAGAAGTAATATAACATTTTGCAAAAAAAGCCCCTAACACTACATTAGGGGCTTACTTGTAAAATTAAAACAATTCTAACGATTTAAACAACCCTTAGAAATGAGGGTGCAAAGATACAAAAAAAATTATGACACCACACGAAAAAGTAATATACATCATTCAGCAATTGGAAATATCTGATAGCAAGGTAGCACGAGCGATACAGAAGAGCGTATCAACAGCGACGCACAAGCGACTACGATTAAGAGATAACAAATTCACTGAGGAAGATTACCAACGACTTCGTGATTTCTACATCGAAAAACTCAGAAAAATAGAAATGTTATAAATATAACAAAATATTTTTCACCAACAAGACGGGCATTTGCTCGTCTTTTTTGTTTTTAGACATTTTGATATTCAAACGTTTGAATTTTTGCAAGTATTTTTGTTTAGCTTAAAATACAAATAAGTATCTGATTACCAAATAATTATATCAAAAAATATTAGGAATTGTTTAATATGTTTTATACCTTTGCACTACGAATTTTGAATAATTATGAAACTTCAAGAAAGTACATTGCAAGCCTCCTGTGTGCGTTGGTTCAGATACCAATATCCGCACCTTGTAATCTATGCTGTACCTAATGGGGGAAGTCGCAATGTGCGTGAGGCACAGCGTCTAAAATCAGAAGGCGTATTGGCGGGGGTGGCTGATTTGGTAGTTATGCTCCCTCAGGGTAAGAGCCTATATATTGAGATGAAAGTAAAAGGCAATCGCCAAACTGAACACCAAAAAGACTTTCAGAAGAAAGCAACCACATTAGGGCATACCTACGCTGTATGCTACTCCTTTGAGGAGTTTCAACAAATTATTGAAAATCAAATACAGAAATAGCAAAATACAATAATTCAAGAAAATTATATACAAAAAACACTGTTAAATTATATGTTTAAACCAATACGACAAAATAGAAAATCAAAATCAATACTTGCTGATAAGTTTGTTACTGAAAACTCAAACTTTAAAGCAGGTAGTATTGTTTTGTCAAATCAAACTGTTTTTTTTCAAGCAATAAATAAAATTAATCAAATAGCGGGCATTCCTAACGATAATGAAGATTACAGAATTGTCACTCGAAAGAATATTAACTCGTTTGATTTTATTTTATTATTACTTCATAAGAACAAAATAACAGACCTAACCATTGCGTTTTATCGCATTGGCAAAAAAGTTATTCAGGAATTAAAGAATTTGAAAGATAATAAACTCATTACTAACATAACACTATTAGTTAATGATGGATTTCCAAAATTATGCCCTGACGCATACAACCTAATGAAGCAATACGAGAGCAATACTTTCAAAATTAAAATAGAGAATAACCACACCAAGATAATTTGCGCAAAAACAGAAGATAACAAATACTATGTAATTGAGGGTAGTGGTAACCTCTCCAATAACTCACGAATTGAACAATATTCATTCACTCAAAACAAAAGTCTTTACGATTTCCACACGGAGTGGATTAATAACATTTAAAATAAAATGATATGAAAACAGAAAGCAAAAATAATAATAAAATAAAAAGACTTAATGGTAAATTATTCTCACCAGAATACCAGCCTTCTGAAAAGTGGACAGAAGAAAGAGCATTGCAATTGGGAAATGAACTTATTGAGTGGCTAAAAGAAAAGGATAGTGAAGGCAATGATAAGGGAAATATATTTTATGAAGAGTTTTTGATAATTGAAAAAGATTTGTATCCAGAAATAGTAACATATTTAAGAAGTAAATTTCCTTCGTTTTTCAAGCTATTAGAAAAAGCAAACAAAATTCAGGAACTTAAATTACAAAAATTCGGCACGGCAGACAGATTGAATGCAGCGATGACCAAATTCGTACTAATTAATAAGCATAATTGGTGCGAAAAACAAGAATTGACCGGGAAAGACGGTAAAGACCTTAACAATTTCCAAGTAACAGGGATAATTATTAAGTAGCAATGAAGAATGTGGTACTTGAATTTAACAGCAACGGAAACGACAAGCAGAAGGAATGCGGGCGAGCGTGGGCTAATGATGATATTGACGAAATTCTATACGGAGGAGCAAAAGGTGGGGGTAAGTCGTTCATAGGTTGCTCATTGATATTAGCCGACGCCCTAATGTATGCAGGCACTCAGTATTTCATTGCCCGTAAGCAATTGAACGACTTGCGACGCTTTACAATACCGAGCATTCACGAGGTGCTGAACGGCTGGGGCATACCACAAGAAGCGTGGAAGTACAACGGGCAGGATAATTACTTTGAATTATATAACGGCTCACGAGTATTGCTATTAGATTGTAAGTACTTGCCGAGTGACCCGCAATATCAGAGGTTAGGCTCAATGCAATTTACACGTGGGTGGATAGAAGAGGGTGGGGAGTTCGATTATGACAGTTATTCTAACTTGAAAATATCTATTGGGAGGTGGAAGAATAGAGAATATAATTTGAAAGGCAAATTACTGATAACCGCCAACCCTTCCAAGAATTTCCTATATAAGGAATTTTACACCCCCTACAAGGAGGGTACGCTCAACAAGAGAAGGGCATTCATTCAGGCTCTGCCGTATGATAATAAGATGTTATCCAAGGAATACATTCAGAACTTGGAGAATACCCTAAGAGGCGCAGAGAAGCAACGGCTACTGAATGGGCTATGGGAATACGACGATGACCCGAATGCATTGTGTGATTACGATAAGATATTAGCGATATTCAATAATGACCAATTACCCAAGGAAAGCACGACGTACCTAACAGCCGATATTGCCCGCTTTGGCTCAGACTTGTGCGTAATAGGCGTATGGCGAGGCTGGGAGTTGATAGAAGTGTATACACTGGCAACTTCGGCAACTACCGAGATACAAGCACTCATCAATACGCTACGAATGAAGTATAATATACCCAAGGGAAATTGTATTGCCGATGAGGACGGCGTAGGAGGTGGAGTGGTAGACAACACGGGTATTGTAGGCTTTAAGAATAACAGCACCCCCTTTGAAGAGAATGGGCAACCTACCAATTACAAGAACTTGCAGACGCAATGCTTGTACAAGTTAGCCGAGCGCATTAATAGTAATGGTATATACATTAGTGCTGAGGTGTCAGAGCGCACCAAGGAGATGATAATTGAAGAAATTGAACAAATCAAAAGCGACAACAAGGACGGACAAAAGTTATCTGTAATTAACAAAGACACGGTGAAGCAAGCCATAGGACGAAGCCCCGACTATCGCGATATGTTACTAATGCGTGAATACTTTGACTTGAAACCTAAGAGAACGTTTAAACCTATATTTAGAAGATGAATATTATTTTAATTTACTTTACTTCTATGGCGATTGCTTTAATCTTGTCGATTATAGCAGTTCAAAATGTAGAAGAAAACAGGACCAAAGGTGAAATATGCGCTTGGTTGGCTGTAACAATAATAATTGGCAATATCATATATTATGCGAGCAAACTTATTTAACAATTACAAATGACACTTTACGAATTTCTACAATTGTCCGAAGAAAAGCAGAAAGAACTTTTGCCTGCTTTGAAAATATTAAAGCCAATACCGAACTACACGAGTAGGCGTTGGTTTAAGAAACACACACACGGGGTAAAAGAGAGCATTACCGAATTGACATTTGGCGAGGTGAACAGTATCAAGAGGCAAGCGATGAGCTTAGATAGCATAGATAAATTAGACGTGGTACGAATGGTATATAAGGAAGAGCCTTTGCGAATGAATGTATTTCGCTTTTATGGCTGTTTGCGATTTCTTACCTTGGAAGCAGAAAGAGTAATGAGAATGGAACAAGAGCATTGGAATACCGAACCTACTGAGCACGACATTAAACTACAACAAGCAGGAGTTAAAGAGTTAGAGCAGTTCGGCGATTTGCCAATGATAGATAGCCTCGCAGGGGGTGATATTCTTAGGTACAATGATATTGAGAAATTAAATTACTTGGAAGTGCATTATATCCTGTGGTATAGAGCAGCACAAGCGAATATACAGAATAGATTTCAGAAGATAATTATTAATAAGTAATAATATGAAAAAAATAAACTTATTACGAAAAATAATAAAATTGCTACAAGAAGACGCAAATTGCGCTTATCAAAATTCTATGAATTTAGGCAAAAAAGATGAATTAACAAAAGAGAAACTTAAAGGAGTTGTTGATTCTTACAATAACGTTTTAGTGTTAATAGATTGCTTTATAGAGAATGAAAGAGATTTTACAACAGATAGCCACGAGTAACGGCTGGCACTTTGATTATGGGCGTTCAGACTTTCATAATTTAGAGACCGTAGCGGGTAAGGATTATTACTTCTTTCTCGACCCGTTAGAAGAGAGTGTAACGTTTGATGATTACGCTGAACCAACGAAGCACATCTATAACGGGCGTTTTATGCTTTTGAAACACTCGGACTTTGACAGAGTGTATAATTCACAGAGCGAAAACGAACAAGTAGAAGGTAAGTATGAGCAGTATATTAAGCCTTGTAAAGAGGAGGTAATGAAGATTGCCAAAGCCTTTTGCGGTGATTATACAATTGAAGGCTGGCGAATGGTTGAGGTTATCAACTTGTACGATAATAACTTCGATGGTGTACTCGTTTCTTTCCAAATTAGTAGCGAATAAAGAATATGGAAGAGGCTGTTAAGATATTACAAGAGGAATTGGAAGCCTTAAAACTTGACCTTATTGCTAAGTATAAAGAACTTGGTATGCGAGCAAGTGGAATGTGGGAGCACACACTCGAAGTGAAGACTACAACTACTACGGGCGGTTTGCGTGGCGTAATTACAGGAATGGATTACACCTACTATATGCAACACGGGCGCAAGGATGGGCGAATGCCACCCATACAAGCCATTGAGCGTTGGATATTGGCAAGAGGATTAGAGCCTATAAAGGATAAGATGAGCACTACCTCGCTGGCGTGGGCGATTGCCAAGAAGATAGCACGAGAGGGCACTAAGAGATTTAAAGGAGGCGAACAACCCCCATTTATTGACGCTGTGATAACACCTGAGAGGGTACAACAGATAATAGAGAAGGTAGGGTATAAGTACCTGGCTACTTTCACAAGTGAGATTATTAACTTTTTAAACGAAATGAAATAATGGAATTAGGAAGTTTAGGGAATTTTGCAGGAGCGTTTAGCGGCATTCCATTGCAAGTATCATTTTCAGATGAAGAAAACAAGAAAATGCAATATAAATGTGTGGTACACTTGACATTTAAGTATAATACATTCCTATTTTCTGGTTACGCTTATGAGAAGCGTGTAGATATGAGAGTAAATTATACTTATGATGGTGTCTTTGCAAGTGTAAATATAAATGCCGATGCCATATTTAAGGATTTATTCAAAGGTGACTACGGGAGCGACGAAAATAAAATAAGAGATTTAAGAGATATAGCACAAATACATAGAATAAAGGTAGAGGCTTCGGCAGAGTATTACGACTATCAGAAGAAGCAGAATGTATTTCTGTTAGATAACACCGGTAACAAGTTGGTAGTAAAAAATGAATATACCTTATATCCTGCTACTTTCACAGTATGGAATGTATTGCCACAGCAGAAGGGTACTCGTATATTTAGACGTTTCTCCGAAGCAAACGGGAATCCAATTAAAGCGTATACAACCTATTTTAAAAACTTTCCTCCCCCAATAGATTATATTGTAGTAGAAGATGAGAACAACAAAGAAAAAGCAAAGGTAATATCAGAGCTTCGTTCTTATCTTTATAATTCATATAATATTATTAACAGGGTAATAGATGAAGAGTGTGGAGTCTATTTAGCTTGGCAAAACGAAGCGGGCAGTGTGAGTAGTTGGCTATTTTCTCCCAATTACAAGGAAGAAATCAAAACAAAGTCATTAGGCAGTTTCTTAAAGGGGTACAAGACAGATTTTGATTACCCGCTTATTAGACCTTTTGGCGTGACAGCAACGAAGACGTGGACACTACATAGCGATATAGCAGTAATGAGCGAGGAGGTGGAAGAGTTGCAGGGGCTGTTAAAGAGTCGTTATGTATACTTATACATAGGAGATAAGTACGGTAAGGAATGGGAGCGAGTAATGGTACAAGAAGGTTCATATAAGTTTGATGTGAATTCACAAGACACGCACCCATTTACAGTGACAATAGAATTTGAACCAATGAGAACATCAACAAACATATGATAACATTAATAATAGATGGAGTAGAGGCAGAATTAGAACAAAAAGCATTCACTTACACATTACAAGTGAATGATATGTTTGATTTTGACACAAGGGAGGTATCGTATTCTGAGACAATATATTTGCCAATAACATCTGGCAATCGCTCTATATTTGGATTTGCAGATGTGCCTACAATTGAAGATAAGGGGGCGTATAAGCAATATAATGTGGATTACTATGTTAATGGTATTCCAATAGTGCAAGGAGGGCAAGGGTACTTGATAGGCTCACGAGGTAATTACTTTATCTTTGAGTTTAAAGAGAGTAGCAAGAAGCTATATCAATTCTTACAGAATAGAGATATTAAAGGATTGAAGGAGTTATTAGATGGCGGAAGCTCTAAGAGTTCTTGGTGGGTGACAAATAGCCACGAGAACGGTATAATAGATAACACAATGTACTTACTCGCTGACTATGGCGACGACAGTGTAAGTGACCTCGGCAGTAATGGTATATTATGGAATATACAGAGGTCTCCTCTTTCTATAAGTTTGCGAAGAATATTTAAATTGGTTGCACAAGAAGGAGGATTTAGTTTTAAAGGCGACTTCTTAGAAGATGACACTTTTAAAATGAGTTACATATGCTCATCTAACATTAAGTATGAAGAGAAGCAGGAAGATACTTTTACGGCAACCAATAATGAAAGATTTAAAATATACACAGCACCAAGATATAACCTTTGGGGATTCCCGTCCAAATCAGATGGTAATGGGTATGGAATACAGTTATATCAGGGGGTTTATTCACCTACTGTATTTCCTTACAAAATTTTAAACAATGGTTATTACCGTGTGAAAATAAATATCAAGAAAGTGCACGGAATTGTAGATGAGCACGCTTGGTTTGGGATACTCAGCTCTTCATTAGGAGGTAAAGAAGATGATTTGAATATTTATAATGGGCATACTTGGGAGGATATGAGTTATCAGTTTGATATATATGGACAAAAAGGAGACGAAATATTCTTATCAATGAGAGCTGGAAGACACGGAGCAGTAGAGGTTGAGGGGGTTACATTTAAGATTGAAAGGCTGGCGCAGAACAATGATTTACAAACGTTGGTGAGTGATTTTTCGCTTATAGATTTGTTCAGAAATGTGTTTAAAATATTTTCAATAACCCCGATGTATAACAGTAAAACGGGAGAGTATTGGTTCTATACACTCTCTGAGCGTGTAAACACTGATAATGTTTTGAATTGGACAGGAAAGTTCGTAAAAGTGAAAGAGGTTAAATTCCACTCACAGAATTACGCTAAGAAGAATAATTTTCTGTATAAAAAGTATGACGACAACAACGCACACATACAAGAGGATTGGGATGGAAGATTATTTTTTGAAGACGAAACCTTGGTAGATAGAAAGGATTTTGCTGTCGGATTTTACGCTCATAAAAACAAAAGGCTCGCAATAAACAACGTAGAGTTGGAGCGTATGGAGTTTTTTGCAAAAGAGGAAAAAGTGGAGAACGGACAGGTAAAAGTAGAATATAAAGAGAAAACAGGAAGATGGCATATATTCTTACGTAAGAAGTTACCAGTAAAAGCTATTGTTACAACAGTAGGAGGGGATAGATTTGTCGTAGAAAATGTAAATGCGGCAGATGGTGAACCTTACAAGTGGAATACATTGCTTAGTTCTTTCTACAAGGATTTGCCCCGCTTAATGGAGCACCCCTACATTGTTACTGCTGAATTTGCTTTGTCTGAGATTGATATATATGAGTTCTCGTTCTTCTCACGTATATACGTTGAGCAGTTAGGGTGTTACTTTTTGCCAAACAAAATAAAATACAAGGCTGGTGCGTTGGCAGAAGTGGAAATGATAAAGATTAGTTAGAATTAAAGAGAATATGGAAAGGGTAAATATAGCGCAGATAGATATTGATGTGGATTCGCTCATTGCGAAGAGTGCTGAGGTGCGTGAGAAGCTGATTAATATAGGCAATGAGATGAAAGCCTTAAAGGACGACTTCTCCAAGGGGAATATATCAATAGAAGAGTACACGAAGAGGCTCACCTTGCTAACAGCAGAGCAGAAGGGGCAACGTGATGAGTTACGTGTGTATGATACTTTGGTGAAGAACCACATTACGACAGAGGCTAAGCAGATTGCTTCTAACACCACAATGAAAGGCTCAATTAAGGAATTGAGTGCTGCACTTTCTCAGAATAAACACATATATCAACAACTATCTGAGGAGGAGCGCAACAATGCTGAGGTAGGGGGTAAGTTATTGGCGGTTATTCAAGAGCAGGATAAGAAGTATAAGGAATTACAAAAGAGTATCGGTAATAATCAAGTAGACGTGGGTAATTACCGGCAGGCGATATTGGATGCGGTAGGAGATAACCAAGCATTTGGAACTTCAATGAATAGCGTTGTCAATACATTTAACTCTTTGAAGGTGAATATTGTTGCGTTGGCTACTCCGTTTACCAATTTCGTACAGACAGGCAAGATGGCGCCAGGTGTACTCAATGCTACTGCAACGGCTACGGGGAATGTGTCTACCGGTATGAAGATATTGCGAGGTGCAATTATCAGCACAGGTATAGGTGCGCTCATTGTAGCATTAGGCTCTTTAATATCATACTTCACCAGTACACAAGAGGGAGTGAATAAGGTGAACAAGGTACTTACGCCGTTAAAGGTGCTATTTCAAACGCTATTCGGAGTAGTGCAACAGGTGGGTAAGGTATTAGTGGAAGCGTTTAAAGCAGCGTGGGAGCCCATTAAGAAAGTCGGTGAGTTTATAGGCACATTCCTCATTACACCAATAAAGCAAGTCGTGGGCGTAGTTAAGGGACTTGGGAAGATACTCACCGGAGACTTTAAGGGTGCTTGGGAAGAGGTGAAGAAGCCCGCACAGGACTTAGTGAACAAGGGTAAAGAGATGGGTAAGGCAGTAGGAGAGGCTCGTGCTAAGTATGCTGAATTAGGCAAGGAAATGAAGAGCATTGTTGGAGGTATTGGCGACACAATGGACGAGGCGCTTAAACGTGGACAGCGAATTGAGGAAATAAACCAAAAATTAGCAAAGTCGGAGGCGGAGCATATAGAGAAGACAGAAGCGTTAAAAGAATTATTCGCAGAGCAAAACCAAATAGCAAGGGACACCTCTAAGAGTGTAGAAGAGCGAGAGAAAGCGGCTAAGGCGTCCGTTGAGACTTTGAAGCAGATAAACGCATTAGCAAGAGAGCGTAACCAGTTGGAAGTGGAGCGTATCGAGTTACAACAAAAAAGCAACGATACAAGTGACGAGGAGAAAGCAGACCTTGCAAGGAAGAAGGCAGAGCTTAACGCTGCTAATAGGGAGATGTTGAATGCGGAAACCGCTCAGAATAAGGTAATAAATAGCATAAGAAACACAGCAAGACAAGAGGAGGACGCAAGGGCAAAAGAGCAAGCAGATAAAGCTCGTGCAAGAATGCAAGAAGAATTGAAGCAACAGCGAGAAGCAGTAGAAGAGTATGTAAAGACTAATTCGGCGGTTGCTAAATCATTGCAGGAACGTTTAGCAATTGAGGAAAAGGGAATGCAAGACCGCTTGGCGGTATTGGAGAAAGAGAAATCTAAGGGGCTAATAAAGAAAAATGAATATGAGAAGCAGAAGAGAGAGATTGAAGAAGCGTATTTGAAAACACGAACAGACCTCTCTATTGAAGCGGTAAAGAAGGAAGCAGAGCAATACGAGTTGCAAAACAAAACTAAGATTGACAGCGAAACACGATTAACCGCTGAACTCATAGCGCAAGAACAGGCAAGGCAAGATGCAATTTACCAAAAGAAAGTCGAGGCGTTAGAGAAAGAGAAAAAACTCAAACAGGAGGCACACGATTGGGATTATAACGCTGAGGACGCTTATCAGCAACAATTGCAAGAACTAAGAGAAGGGTATGATGAGAAGGCTAAGGAGTTGAGAAAACAGCAATCGGATATTGAGAAAGAGGAAAAGAAAGCACAACAGGAGTTGGATTTTCAAGACAAACTACTTACCTTGCAAGAGCAGGGGGCTACGCAATGGGAGATTGAAGAGGAGCAAATGCGACAAAATCACGAGCAAGAACGTGAAGCGCTCAATGAATTGCTGGCAAGTAATCAGGTTTCACAAGAAGAGTATAACAAAAGATTATCAATATTAAATCGAAAACAGTCACAAGATGAAATAAACTTAAAGCGCAAGACTGAGGAGTCTAAACTACAATTAGCGTTAGGAGCTTTATCACAAGCGAAACAGTTATTTGGCGAGCATACAGCAGTAGGGAAAGCGGCTGCGGTGGCTGAGGCTATGATAAACACTTACTTAGGTATCACGAAGGCACTATCTGCATATCCTCCTCCTTACAATGCTATTATGGCAGGTGTTACCGGGGCAATGGGTATGCTAAACGTTAAGAAGATAATGGAAACCAACGTGAAGTACGAAAAAGGCGGTTTGCTCAAAGGTAAGAGCCACAACGAGGGTGGTATTCCTTTCACCGTTGCAGGACGTGGAGGATTCGAGGCTGAGGATGGCGAATTCCTTGTGAACAAAAAAGCAACGAAGAAAAACTTACCCCTATTGAATTTTCTCAACAGTGATGTAAGTAATGGCAGTTATAACCCAGTGTATATGCAAGCGGGCGGTGTAATTAAACAAGCATATGAGATGAAGATTGATTATACAGAAATCACGAAGGCAGTAAGAGAAGGTGCTATGCAGGGGACACAAACAGGAGCATATGAGGGTGCTATGCAAGGTGCTTTTCAGGGCTCACAACAAGGAGCATTCGAGGGGGCTCGTGCTGGTAGTCTTGAAGGCTCAATGCAAGGAGCGTATGAAGGGGCAACAATGGGCACTACCTCAGGGCTCACCAATAGCATTTTACGCATTAGCGATAATGAACGGGCGAGACAATCGGCAAGTATATGATAAAACTAAAAGCAATATTAAAGGGTTGGGAGAATTATATATTCCCCGACCCTGAAATGGAGGCAAAGGCAAAAGAGCGGGCAAAGATATGCGCAGAGTGTCCTATGGCTAAACGTGGTACTTATCAGCAACTAATGCCTGATTATACCTTGAAGGATGTTAAGGGTATGAAGTGTAGCGTGTGTGGTTGCCCGCTCTCTACCCTTTTGCGACAAGATGAAAAGGGGTGTGAACTTAATAAATGGGAATAG